CATAGACACAAAAAAAGGGGGTAGTATATACCCCCCATATGATCTAGTTAAAGTTCGGTTCCGTGTTTAGCACTTCATTGATGGACTCATAATCAGACTCCTCACTTACATCCTCTTTATCTTTCATATCATCTATAGTCAATCCTATAGTTTCTAAGAAGGATGATTTAAATCCAAAGTGTTCATAGGATAGCACCTCATCCTCATTGTTCAACACCTGTTGACAGTATGGATTGTATGCCAATCTCAAAAAGTGGAATGCAACTGTCTCATAAGGTTTGCCTTGTGCTCTCGGACTTAAGTAACTTGCAGGATCAAGTTTCTTTTGTGTAAATGCCCATTTCAATGCTGCAATTGCTGTTTCGTTATTGAA